CTTTTGATCCTATAGGATAGCTTCTTGTTACTGTCCCAATTGCAACTAAATAAGAATCATAGACTTCAGATATTTTTAATATATCTATATAAGGAGTCTTTGATTTATTACTCGCATTCACTTTTACAATAGCAATATATTTTCCTGAATAAAATCTTCTATTAGTGGCATCACATGGAATAATTATAGGCTCTGATGTAGTGGTAGTAATTAAATTACTTGATATAGAATTTGTTAAATAAGAAACATCTGAATACAATGGAAACCAAAAACGAGACTTCCCCATTTTAGCAAGTATCATTTGATAACTCAATACCTGATCTCTATTCATACCAGTATAATGAGCTATTATAGTTCTATAGGGTCTATCTATTAATCCAACTCTTACCTCTCCTATATTTCTATTTATAGATACATCAGTATTCCAACGAGATTTTATTGAAATATGAGAAGACCAATTATGTAAGAAAAGATAAGGATTTAACCAAATCTTTTCTTCAGAATCAGGCCATTGATAATATGGATTAGTTTCAAACGGCATTTATAATCCCAATATGGAACGAACTCTTCCCTTATTAGATTCCATCCAATCAGTCATAGCAGAAGTTCCACCAGCTAATAATCTATCCAATGATTGTTCATCTGCTACAATATAAGCTGGAGTAGGAGATTGACTACCACTAGCTGAAACCTGACCTCCTGCAGCAAATGATCTTGAATCATTTACATCTGATAATCTACCAGCAGATAACGAGAACATTGATTTAGGAATTAACATTCTATTTAACGCATCCATTATTCCTAAACCATAATGATCTACAGCTTGTCTCTTATGAACAAATTCTCCAGGAGTTAGCATAGTAGGTACAATATCCCTATCAATACCAGGTCCAGGAATCCTACCACCTCTAGCCATTCCAGCAGAAACTAATCCTCCCCCACCAAATCCTCCGCCTATAGTGGACATAATCGCTCTAAGTATTATTGTTCTTATTATAAGTTTAGCTAAATCAGCTAACATAGAAGCAGTCATTTCCTTCATAGCATCACCAAAATCTTTAGTCCCTCTTATAGCTTCAACAAAAGCATCTGAAACATTAGAAGAAATTGAATCAGCTACCATCTCCCCAGCTTGTATTCCTAAATCTGCCCATTGAACCATTCCATCAGCAGAATTTCTCATTCCAGCTTCAAAACCAGTAAATACATTACTAATATCATCCTCTACTTTTTGAAAAGATATCGACATATCACTAATCTTATTCAAAAATTCATCAGCTAATTCTGGAAAATCTGTAAATAATTCTTTTACTTTTTGTTTTGATTCATCTATCTTAGTATTTAGTTTCGTTAGTTCTTCACGATTCTTTGCTTGTGCTGATCCAAAAGAAATTACACCAGATTTAGCTAATTCATTTTGAGTTTCAATTGCAGATTGCATAGCTTTTTGTTCTTCTCGAAGATTCTTTACAATTTCTTTAGCTTCTTTTTTCCCTAATTCAAATCTTCTTCTATGATATAGTTCACTGATTGCTACTAAAGCACCAGTATTATTTCTAAATAATTTAGTTCTATCACTAAACCATTTATCTAAAGCATCTAAATCAGCAGCATATTGACCTTCTCTAAGAGCTAACAATTCATTTTCTATCTGGAAAAATTCTTCCTTCATTTCTTCAGTCAAAGGAATTATTTTAATAGGCTTATCTAATTCTGCTTCTCGTTTCTTCTTTAGTATTACATAACCTTTCCAACTAGCGGTCAAATCTTTAAGAGCTTCTTGTTGCATTCTTAAAGCATTTTCTAAATCATTCCTAGCTTTAGCTAATTCATCTCTTGTTTCTGTAGATCCAATCAATTCGCTACTGTATTTTCTATAGGCTTCTTGTGCTTCTATTAACCTTCTTTGCGTATCAACAATTAGTCGTTCTATATTAGCTTTCTTAATAGCATGTGTCATTCTTTCATTAGAATCTTCCACTACACTTGCATATTCTTTCCATGCTTCATTAGACCTTTTTATAATATCTACTGTCTCAGAAATTACTTTATTTGTTTTCTTCTGTGTTTCTGTTACTTCTATTAATTTAGCTTTATACTTAGAAGCTAATATAGCTGTTCCAATCAGTACAACTCCAACAGCAGCAAATGGACCAACTAAAGCGAGAGCAGAAATTTTTAACGCTATTGCAGCTTTCGCTAACAATCCCCATACAGCAATCAATTTACCTACCATGAAAATAATAGGTCCAACAGTCACCATAAATAGACCTAATTTAGCAATTACTTTAATAATGGTTTTTAATAATTCTGGATTCTCTTTTATCCATTCCCTTAAATTTTTAACAAATTCAATTATGCTTATAGATAAATCCTTTATTACTGGAGCAAGAGCACTTCCAATTTCTATACGAGCTATCTGTAATGCAGCTTTCATTTGATCTATGGCAAAAGCAGCAGTATCTGTATTCTTAGCAAAAGCTTCTTGAGTTAATCCCGTAGCATTTAATTGAAGTTGTAAATCTTTTTCAAATCCTTCAGTCTGTTGTAGAATACCAGTTAATCCAACCATCGCTCTAACATTAGGAGCAATAGCTGCGACTTGTTCTGCTGAGGCTCCAGCTAATTTTTTGAAAACTGAAATTAACCCTTCGCCTCTTAAAGTTGCTGTATTTAATTCAATTCCTAATTCAGCAGCAGCTTTTATAGCATCATCAGTAGGCATTAAGAAATTAGTTATCACACTACGAACAGCAGTCATAGTTTCTTCAGTACTTATACCCGCTCTAGTTAAAGTTGAAATCGCTGCTCCAAGTTCTTCAAAACTTAATCCAGCAGACGCTGCAAGAGTCGCAACTTTTCCTATGTTAGGAGCGAGTTCTCCAAAAGTAGTCTTACCTCTTTTTACTATAGCGAATAATTTATCAGAAACTTCTCCTGCTCTTTCTGCAGACCATCCATAAGCATTTAAGACTGTTGTAATCGCATCTGCTGCAACTCCAGTATCTGTTAAACCAGCTCTAGCAGCTTTCGTAGATACTTCTAATACATCCATAGCTACACTCGCATCTACGGACGCTGATAAAATATCGTACAATCCTTTAGTTAAAGATTTAGTAGATTCCCCTATTTCCATAGAAAGTTTTTTAACTTGCTCAGCATATCTAGGAAGATAATGTTCCGTTTGTTTTTCCAACATCGTATTTACATTAGCCATCTGTGCTTCAAATTCAGCACCAGCTTTTCCAACCAATCCTAAAGAAGCAACAACAGCTAATCCAAATATAGACATTCTTCTTCCGAATGCCTGTATATTTTTAGAATTCTTTTGTAATGCAGTACCTAACCTAGAAACAACTCTACTTAAAGGTTCCAATTTCCTTTGTGCATCTTTCGCCTTACCTTTTAGAGCGATTAAACCTCTACCTATTACAGTCAAAGGTTTTGACATCTTATCTGCTAGAATTGCAGTTATTGATACGACTTCACGTGGCATCTAAATCATCCAATTTATTTAATTTCTGTTGTAATTTTTTTCTTCCAATTTTTGTAAAAGATCCATCAATAGCATCAGTAAGATTTTGTATTTGTGATATCTTTACTTGCTTCATATAACGAACTACAATATAAGACCAATATCTATACTGAGCTAATGTCCATCCACAATAAGGGATACCCTTTTGTTGTTCAATAAATATATTATTAAGAGAATGTCCCGAGGCGATGAGATATTGTAAATCTATTCCGAGGGAATATGGAAATTCATATTTGAGATTTCTTTCCCTACTTCTCTCATCGCCTCTATCCAAGGGCGGATTTTTTCTTCTCCTAAAAAACTGGCTTTTAGCCAATCTGATATCAAAGGTGCGATATTCCAATGAGGAATATGATCTACACCATCTTCTACCTCAATCCCTTCTGGATATTCTTTACTGGGTTTTGTTTTCACAATTAAACAATCCTTGAATATCCCTAACAGATCTCTGGCAGCGATAGGGGAAAGGAGAGAAATTAGTTTAAGTCCTAAATCCTTCATTGATTTATCATCTTCCAATTTAGATTCATCCAAATCTATCTTCTCAAAAATTATTCTTAAAGAAGAAATTAGAGTTTCGCTGAAAGCTCTAATTTGGCCGAATCCAATAGGATAGACAACAACATCAAATTTTTCAAATTCTCTCTTTTCTCCAGGAAATAAAATCCGTAATTCTTTAGAACTCATTTCTTACCTCTCCAATCATTAGACACCGTAACTTTATTACATACAATATCTGAGATGTGATATAACATCTCAGATATTGTTATCACACATTTTTAATGCTACATTATTCAGCAGGGAGGGTTCCCTTAAACTGAAGCAGTCTTCCAGCCGGAGCAGTTGTTTCTGTCACATCACTAACTACTTTAGCTTGTAATGTAAAATCACTGTAATCTTCAACTTGGAAATTAGCTGCACTCGTAGAAATAGTAACGTCTGCTTCTCTGACAGTTTGTTCCACATTGTTACCACGTCCCCAAACTAACATAGCATGTCCTTTAAGGATAGCTCCGGTCTGAGGATAGATTAATCTGCTACCTTCCAAAACAGCCGGAATAATATCAATATAGATGACATCCTTATCAGTGATAGCTCCGCCCGCTATAATGTTAATTATTCCACGTTCTTTACTGACCCATTCCCAATCAGTATTCTCGATGAATGGGACAGAAGTAGTAGTAGTCGTTGGAGTTAAAGCTTTGACAACAATTGAAGTGAGATTGTATAACCAAACTCCAGCCAAATTCTTTATCTTCACATGTTTCCCAGGTCCAACCGCAGCGATATGAGGGACATTTTCAATTTCATCTGCTGTCTGTGCAAAAGTTGCAGGACTATTCTTGTCAGCCATGAACAACATAGCCAGATTATCCAGATTGAAGTTATTACAAACGAGATCATAAGTTTCACTCATTTTAGTTACGGCTTCATCGACTACTCTCCTGATACCTCCGTCTGCATCTTCCAGTTCGATTTTTTCAGTTTCTATAGTCGGCGAAACAACTTGAATAACTCCAAGATCCAATAAAGCCTCATTTGCGTAATCGTCGTTCTGAAAATAGAAACGACTACCTACTACCCAAAATTCTTGAACTCCACTTACAGTCATGATTATATCTCCTAAAATTTTAGACTAAACAGTATTACCAATCCTTGAACATTTAGAGATGAATCATAATGTTCAATACATCTTTCTGAATTAGGAAGTATCGTACCAACTGATCTACCATCTTTGTTTTTTGATTTACCAAATTCGTGTAATACTTCCAACACATTCGATAATTGTATTTCTAACTCTGCATCATTTATTTTCCTCTCTTTTACTATAGGAGCAAAAATTTCGAATGATACAACACCATCATTTATTTCCCCCAGAAAACTACATTCATCCATCATAACAGTAACACAATAAGGTTCCTTATCAAAATCATGATTAGGCCAATTGACTGCTCCTCGAAAAACAGAATATTTTTGATTACGGACTCCTCTCCATACATCAATAAACTTCTCCATGACTTCTTTTTTCCCTATCACTATCATATTTTAACTTTCCCCGATAATATATCGCCTAAAAATTTAGATAATTTTTTAACTACTGCAGGAAGTCTTTTTCTTACACCTTGTCTAAGATACCATCTTGGTTTAATATCAACTTTTGCTAATAATAAATAGGAAGCCTTCGCTTTGGAAAAATCCACATCTCCTTCCATTAGTTCTTTATCTGTATATAATCCACCGATCGCCCCAGATCCACGATCAAAGGGAATAAAAGTTAATTTTCCTGCATGTTTTTCAAATTCTCTTGGACCACCATAACGAGCGACTCCAGCAGGAGTAAGAGCATCATGCATCGGCATTGCTAATGCTCTAGCTCTTTTTGGTTTTATCGTTGCATAAGGGGATTTTGGATTATATCCCCTTGTTCCATATTCTAATATCCCTGCATATCTTAAAGCAGGACCTCTGAATATACCTACCTTAAAACCGGGAACTCCTTTTTCTCTTATAGATCTTCCTGTTACAGAAGAAGCTAAAGAACCAGTTCTTCTACTTAATAATTGACCACTTAAAGAAGTTTTAGAAATTTGCCCAGCTATCCATAAAGCAATTTGATCAAAAAATCCATCCAATGCAACATAGACTTTAACAGGTTTGAATCTGTTAAATATTCTATCTAATGTTTTAATGGTACTTTTTGGAATATTTAGAATCATACTAATCTTCTATATGTTCTCATAATTTCTGTGAATCGAGGATGATGTTTATCCTTCCTCAAATTAGTCTGTCCTTTGTCAAATGCTTGACTAGTTATAGCAATATTCAAATCACTTTCTCTTTTTAATTTATAACGAATTTCATATATTATTGCTTCAACTATGTTCGGAAATCTAGTCCAAATTTCGTCGTTCGTATATCCTCCAGTTATAGTTGCTTTAATAAATGGATATAAAAATCCATTATTACGAATCACCTTCCCTATATCTGCACGTAAATTATAATCATTACTATTTACAGTTTCAGCATCTGATTCAGTTTCACCATGACTCCATTCAATTAAACTTATAGAAGTGATCGGATATAATTTGAACCACACAAGTTTTATTGGAGAACTACCCATATCAATGTTTTGTAATTCAATATAATCTTCTTCTCTAGACCAAAATCTCCTAGTCCCTCTTTCGAAATCTTTTATTGCTGAATCTAAAGCTAATTGTAATTCAACTTCATCCAATTTCTTAAATTCAGTAAAATTTCTCATGCGAGCTATATCAATCATTCTGACACCTTCGGACAAATTTCAGTATAAAAAAGATCCGTTACAAATTCTTTCCCATCAGAATCAGTAAAAACAATATCTGTTAAATAAGTTCCTATATCTAAACTCTCTGTATCCAAGGAACTAATATCTATCTCTAC